AGATATTTACGCTGGAGATGTTTTTCCAAAGCACGGTCCCGGTCATGTCTCTGACAGACTGGAAGGTAACCATAAATGGTCTCTTCCGACTTGGACAGAACGACTGGATACTCTCTTTCCGTACGTTGATTTCGGTATTCCGAATCACCGTTACTGGAATGAGCGTATACCGCAATTTCTAGCCCAGGAAGAAGAGCCACCCGTTAAGGTGACTCTTGTTCCTAAAACGCTCAAAACCCCAAGGGTCATAGCTCAAGAGCCAACCCATATGCAGTATATGCAACAGGGTTTGCTCGAGATCCTTGTCGACAACTTGGAGGCCGGTGATTCCGACCGAAGTTTTGTCGGTTTTTCGAACCAAGGCGTTAATCGCGACTTAGCTCGAAAAGGCTCTCTTACAGGAGCCTACGCTACCATCGATTTATCTGATGCTAGCGACAGGGTTTTGAACTCTCTTGTTCAACAAGGGCTCTGTAGGAGGTTTCCCTGGTTGGGAGCCGCCTTAAGAGTTACTCGCTCAGAACGAGCGATTCTTCCTGACGGAAGAATTGTTGTTCTTAGAAAGTTTGCGTCTATGGGCTCCGCTACCTGTTTTCCCGTAGAGGCCTTAGTCTTTGCGACTATCGCCTTTTTAGGAATTCAGCGCGGACTCGGTCGTGCGTTAACCTTGGCCGATGTTAATCGGTTCAGAGGTTCGGTTCGGGTGTATGGCGATGATATCGTCATACCTTCCGAGCACGTCTACGCTGTGACTCAGGAACTAAGACGCTTTGCGCTAGTTGTCAACACTGACAAATCTTTCTGGACTGGTTCGTTCAGAGAGTCTTGTGGTGGTGACTACTACAATGGTGAATGGGTAACTCCCATTCGTGTTACCACTGTAGCGCCTGAGAGGCGTTTGAACGCAGCTGAAACTGCATCCTGGTTTGCTCTGTCCAATTCTCTGCATTTTGCAGGTTATTGGAAAACTGCGAATTTCGTAGCAGATCAACTCAGGAGGGTCTTCGGTGAGCTACCGACAGTCCCACACAGTTCCAAAGCAATGGGTTTACACTCTTTCACAGGAGTTGATACTTCTGTGACAAAGTGGGATCCCCATCTCCACTTGCCTCTAATCAAGGCTTTTACATTGGAGAGCCGACCACCCAAGAGTAATATCTCGGGTCACTCGGCATTGCTTAAGTGTTTTCGGTTTGATTGGAGTGATCCAGTCGACCATGAGCACTTGCTTCGCTCAGGTAGGCCCAAGACGCAATTTGTTAGGCGTCGTTGGGTCAGTTCCGTGTAATTCGGAACTGTGGGCCTTCACTGGTTAAATGCCAGTGAAGGAGCGGGTTTGATACCCGCGGGGAGATGAGCC